CTTCGTGCAACTGACACAAAAAATCCATCTTCTGATAAATATGACATTGAAGTTGGAACTACCGATCGTACCTTTACCGCAGTTTTCAAAACAGAAAACGTTAAGATCTTGCCGTCCTCCTACACGGTCAGTCTTTCCTCCAAGGGCATTTCTCACTTTGTGTCCGACGATGTAGAGTATTGGATCAGCCTCGAAGCTAACTCAACCTTCGAGTAATACGATCAAAAGGGGGCACGGAACAGCTTGACGTGTCGGCCAAAGGCGCGAAGGGATCGGGGCGACTGGCCATTTTTTAGGGTGTACATGAGTAATTACATTGTTTACCATCATATATTTAAAACCGGTGGCACATCTATATTAGAATATTTTGAAAAAGAATTTGATGAAATTGAACCAAATTATATATTTCAAAATAAATCAACTAATACGTATTATATACATAATCATCTTTCAAATATAGATCAAGTATATACCAGTTTAAATATAGAAAAATCAAAAAATGTCAGACATATTGTATCTGTCAGACATCCAATTGATAGGTTTTTTTCTTCATTAAATCACATATATTTGTCAAAAAGAAAAATGAGTGATTCAGCACAATTTAATTGGTTAACTACAAATGAATCAATTTTAAAAACTTTAAATGTTACATTTATCAAGACCGAAAATTTAAACAAAGATTTTAAAAAAGCTTTTAAAACTGATTATAATTTAAAGAAATCCAAAACTACAGAAAACAGATTTTTTTATAGAAATGTAGATTTATCTTTGATAAAAACATGGGAGACAACAACAGAAAAAGAGAAAATAAAAATTAGAGAACAATTTAAAGAAGAATATAAATTGTTAAAAAAATTTGGAATACAGTATAATATTAAATAGTATGAAAATGGTGAAATTTATATGCGCGATGATTTTTTATGGGTCGAGAAGTATCGTCCCAAAACTGTAAGTGATACAATTCTACCTGTTGATCTGAAGAAAACATTTCAACAGTTTGTCGATCAAGACAATATTCCAAACCTTATCCTCACCGGTGGTCCCGGTGTGGGCAAGACAACAGTCGCTCGAGCAATGCTAGAAGAACTCGACTGCGACTACATCGTCATTAATGGCTCGATGAATGGTAACATCGATACACTTCGTGTAGAGATACAACAGTTTGCCTCATCAGTCTCACTCAGTGGTGGTCGTAAGTACGTCATCCTCGACGAAGCAGACTATCTCAATCCAAACTCAACTCAACCAGCACTTCGCAACTTCATGGAAGAATACTCCAAGAATTGTGGCTTCATTCTGACTTGTAACTTTAAGAACAAGATTATCGAACCTCTTCACTCTCGATGTAGCGTGATTGAATTCAAGATCGCCAAAGATGACAAGCCAGATATGGCAGCTCAACTCTTCAAGCGTGTTATCAATATTCTCAAGACCGAGAATGTAGACTTTGATCAAAAGGCAGTTGCCGAAGTAATCAGTAAATATTTTCCAGATAATCGAAGGATTCTAAATGAACTACAACGATACTCTGCTACTGGCAGGATTGACACTGGTGTACTTGCTAATCTTCACGAGACTACACTACAAAATCTTGTTAAAGCTTTACGAGACAAAGACTTTACCACCGTCCGAAAGTGGGTCGCAGACAACTCAGACGTAGAAGCCGCTACCATCTTTCGTCAGATCTACAATAAGTGTTCTGACTTCATGAAACCTGGCAGTGTGCCTCAACTCGTTCTCATTCTCGCCGATTATCAATACAAGGATGCATTCGTTGCTGATCACGAGATCAATATGACTGCATGCCTCACCGAGATTATGGTCAACTGTGAGTTCTCGTAATGTGGAGAATTTGGGCCAAATCACTCGGAGAAAAAGTAGGCGAAACAGATTCACAAGCAGATGCAGTAGCTATCATCAGGACCTTCTGGTGGCTCCTCCATGTGATTACCTGTTTCTTTATAATCATACACAATGGTCATAATTTAGGATGGTGGTAATGTTTAAGAGAAAGCCGAAGAGAATATGCCAAATACCCAACTGCAGTAATGTACTTCCCGAAGAACCAGCTGTAATATACATGGGTGAGTATGCGTTCGATGTATGTGAAGAATGCGAGAAACTAATGGAAGTTATACAACAGAAAACGGAGGAACACTATGGCGACGAGTCCCTTTGATTATCTGAACTCTATCAATGTTACAAAAAAGAACATGATGCGAGACACAGATAACGACTCTCTCGCTGAGAAAGATTACAATGCTTTCATTGTCAATCGAGGTCTATCATACTTCCAAGATACTGTCACTATTGCAAATGAGATGAATATCCATCATGAGCTCGATCACCTTCTTCAATACGAGTTTCTTATAAATATCGTTAGACCACGAAAACGATTCTCGAAGTGGTTTAAAAAAGAGCAAGACAGTGATGTTGAAGCAATCGCAGAGTTCTATGGTTATAGTAATGAAAGAGCCGCACAAGCATTGACTATCCTGTCTGATGAGCAAATAAAAATAATAAAAGCAAAATTAGAAAAAGGTGGTTAAGTATGAGTGCGGTAGAATCTCTAGTTGAAGTTACCCTCCAGAGTCAAGACGATTTCCTCAAGGTACGTGAAACACTTACACGTATTGGTATTGCATCTCCAAAAGAAAAGAAACTCTATCAGTCATGTCACATCCTTCATAAGCGTGGCAAATATTATATCGTTCACTTCAAAGAATTGTTTGCCCTCGATGGCAAGCCTACAAATTTTTCTGAAGAGGACCAGGGCAGACGCAATACAATTACAAAGCTTCTTTCAGACTGGAATCTCATTTCAGTTGTAAATGAAGAATCAGTCAATGTTCCAGCAGCCCCCATGAATCAAATCAAAATCATTGCTCATAAAGATAAGCATGATTGGGAACTAGTGGCTAAATACAATATAGGTAACAAAAAAAGGTAGTAAGTTATTGATTTTCTTATGAAAAAAATTGTAACTAATCGGCATGTACAATCCAAGCTCCGTATAGTAGAATGGGCATATAAATTGGAGATTGTATGACTAAAGTATACACTAAAAAACTTACTCCTGTTATGCGCAAGATGGCTAGAGACATAGTTCCTTTTTGCGTTAAAAAACTAATGCCTCGTGTTCGTGATGTACAAATTACTATCGAAGGTGTTAAAAATCTCGTTAAAAACGAGGGTATACATGGCGATGTGCTTTATGATTATGTAGATCCTACTACACGACCTAAAGACTTTACCATACGCGTAGATCTAACTGATGATCTGCAAGAATTCTTACGTGTCATCTGCCACGAAATGGTTCATGTTAAACAGTGGGCCCGTGGTGAGATGTATTCGTATGACCGACATCCTAATCTGACTCGTTGGCACAAGCAAAAGATTGACCACGATAAGATGGATTATTATGAACAACCATGGGAAATCGAAGCCCATGGACGTGAAGAAGGCCTTACGGTCTCTTTCTTACAAGAACATGAAAAGTGGGCAGGATTTGTCTATGGAATTATTGAAGATTACAAAATGCAGCGACCCAAGCAAATGGTACTCAACCCACGTTGGTGAGACATTTCCGCTCTTAGAAACATTTCCAACAGAATATCTTACACGTCAATTACCTGATAACGAATTTGGTGTCAGGTTCTTGAATTATGTGGCAAAAGAAGATGCTGAACTAATACACGCATTTCCATTGGCAGAAAATCCAAATGACTGATGATGTAATAGTAAAAGCAATGGAAGAATGTGGTGAACTCGTTCAGGCATGTTCTAAATACTTAAATCGTGGGGGAAAACGAAACGAAGGCAAAGTGCTCGAAGAAGCTGCCGATGCTCTCGTTATGATTACTGCTCTGCTACAAACACTCGACATTGATGAAGATAAATTCCTCAAGCGAGTAGAGAAGAGCAAGAACAAATTTGACAAATATTATGGAGAAAATAATGACTGATACAGTAACATTAGTAACGGCAGGCGGTGAGATGGTTGGTCGTCTAAAAGAAGAAGACGATACAACTATTACATTAGAAAGTCCTCGAGCATTTGTACAGACAGAGCAAGGCGTAGGTTTTGCTCCGAGTGTATGTCTGACGGGTGTACGAAATCCTGATTCTATCACCTTTAATCGAGCTGCAGTGATTTTAATGTGTGAAACTGAAGAACAAGTCTCTAAAATGTGGTTACAAACAACAACAGGTTTAGTAGTATGAGCATGTTTGTACGAGACAAATTAATTCTTACAGATTGTGATGGAGTCATGCTCGATTGGACTTACTCGTTCGATCAATGGATGAAACGTCATGGATATCGTATTCAAAATTACAATGAATATGATATTGGCAAGAAGTATGATGTAGGTTTTGCCGAAAAGAAAAGACTCACTCGCATGTTCAACGAGTCTGCCTCTATTCGTAAGATACCACCGTTGCGAGATGCTATCAAGTACATTCGTAAGTTGCACGAAGAGCATGGTTATATCTTTCACGTAATCACATCGTTGAGTGATGACGAGTATGCCCAGCATCTCAGGACTAAAAATCTCTGTGAGACGTTTGGTCATACTGTCTTTGAAAAGTATGTGTACCTTGACTGTGGTGCTGATAAGAATGAAGCGTTAGCTAAATACAAAGATACAGGTTGTTATTGGATCGAAGACAAACCAGAGAATGCGCTTGCTGGCAAAATAGCTGGTTTAGAATGTTTGCTAATGGCACACGGTCATAACACACATTGTTTTAATGTGCCTCGTATGCAAAATTGGAAAGAGATTTACGAGATTATTGTTGCATGAAAGAATTAAATAAAAATTGGTTTTCTGATCCTGTCAGAGGTGATTTCCACCGTCGTTATCATGTATTATATCAAGGTTCTAAAGATGATGTCAGAGGTACATTCGCAGAAAAATTTTATGACGAATATAAACATGTTAGGATAGTACCGCTTAGCGTAGTGAATTCAAGAACTAGATTTAGTAAAGAAGAATGGCTATGGGAATTTAATTGGGGTAGTGAATTAGAATTAATTACAACACGCGCGCTCGAATGTTTGCGTAATATTGGGATGTTTAGCAACTCTGACATTATAGATGACGATGATATACCATGGTATGAAGCCACTGGTAGGGGTTTTAAAGCAGTATATCGAAGATTTATTAAAATGCATTGGTTGATTAATGACATTCAAAAAAATGGTTGTTTAGAACCGATAACTGGAGTAGTTCATGGTAATACTAAAAACCAACTGAGCACAATGACATATGCCTGTCATTTTCATCCAGGCTCATTTCGAAGAGAAGCCATTCCATTAATGGGTAAAGATATAAAATGTATCATATTCGATCCATATAATGTTTTTTATGATTATCCCAAAGCAAATCTAAAACAAATTTTAGAATTATACGAAGATGTAAATGAGACGATAGAAATATTTTTTCATCCAGGAGGCGGACAAAAATTACTGACTACGCAAATTTTGAATATGTCTAAAGGCTGTCGTAATACTTCAATGTTCGACAATCAAATAAATTGGGAAAAAAATATAAGGCATATGTTTGATAAGCCTTTGACTATTTTTATTGGCTATGATAGTCGACATCAAGAAGCAACAAAAAATTGTCATAATTCTATTTGTAAACATCTGAAGACAAAAGATATAAACATTAAATATATCGATGTATCTCAGATAGAAGAATACACGAGAGAATACAAAAATCAATCAACAGAATTTTCTTATTCTAGATTTTTGGCTCCTTATCTCTGTGATTATGAAGGCGTAAGTATTTTCTGTGACGATGATTTTATTTTTACTGCAAATATCTTAAACTTAATTTGGTTCATATCACACGAACACTCAGTTGCTTGCGTCAAACATGATTTCCAGCACAAGTATGATACAAAGTTTACAGGAGACAAAGATGTATGGTATGATAAGAAGTTATGGTCAAGCTTGATGGTGTTTAATAACAGTCATCCTGATTGTAAAAAGCTGACTCCAGAATTAATCAACACAGCTGACGGAAAATATCTACATCAGTTTGAATGGACAAGCGATGACAAAATAGGATCTATACCTAAGAAGTGGAATTGGTGTGAAGGCTACGATGATCCAAAAGACATAGTAAATTCAACCGGTTTGCATTGGACTCGCGGAGGTCCATGGATAGATGGCATGGATTGTAGTGAAATTGATGGATTAGCAGAATATATGCTTTTGACAGACTCGTTTGATAGTACAAAATATTACACGTCTGTTGAGATAGAAAAATATTTTGATTATGAAGATGCAGAGATTGCTGGGGATGGCACTGTGTATCTTAAAGAAAAATAAATAGAGATGTTCGCTGAAGTTTGTATTAGGAAGTTTGGACGCGGGTTCGACTCCCGCCGCCTCCACCATAAACACATTGGCACGGATGTACAGTGTCGAAAATAAGACCAGTGTGTTTATGATGGGGGCGTTATGGATTCGACAGGCAACTGAAAGCAAATGGAGAACCGTCCATGAACGCTGACGTAAAACGGTGGTTCAACCAAATAGTTGCAAATGATGACAACTACTACGGTGATTACGCACTAGCTGCAT